ATCTGGGCTGGCGGGATGAGGTATTGGACACCTGCGGTTGAACCTGATATAGAGTGATCCATGGCTGTTGGACTGAGCATATTCCGTGTAGTCTCGAACGACGAACTTGCGCGGCAGGAGCGTGAGCAGGCTGATCGTGAACTTCAGGCTCGGCAATCCTCTGAACTCATGCTGGGTATCGTGGGGTATCTGCGCGAGTGCTGGGACGCTGCGAAAATTGCCAAGAAGCCTATTGAAGACATCATGCTTCGCGCCATGCGGCAGCGCAACGGTGAGTACGAGCCGGAAAAGCTGGCGGCGATCCATCGTCAGGGCGGTTCCGAAGTCTACATGATGATCACTGAGGTCAAATGCCGCGCGGCGGAAAGTTGGCTGCGCGATATCCTGCTCGATACAGGTACACCTCCGTGGGACATTCAGCCTACGCCTATCCCTGATCTGTCACCTGCGCAGTTACAGGACCTCCGGAACGCCTTTGCCGATATGGTTGCACGCTTGCTCCAAGAGGAGCTTCGCGCCATGACGCCCCACGAGATGGCCGAAGCCAAGGAAGCCGTCGCGCAGGAATACCGCTTCAAGCTGCTTCAGGCGGCGCAAAACCGCGCCGACAAGATGAAACACAAGATTTCCGACCAGTTCGCGCAGGGTGGCTGGGCCGACTGCTTCAATGATTTCATTACCGACCTCGTCACCTACCCCGCCGCTATCCTCAAGGGTCCGGTTGTACGCCGTCAGCGCACTCTCGGTTGGGAACAGGACGCCAGTGGGCGCACGATGGCTATTCCGGTTGACCGGATTGCGCCTGAATACGAGCGCGTTGACCCGTTCAATTTCTACCCGGAGCCGGGGATTACCAACATTCAGGACGGGTATTGTTTCCAGCACCACCCCTTGACACGTACGATGCTGGCCGACCTCATCGGAATGCCGGGTTATGACGATCAGGCTATCCGCAAACTGCTCGAAGAGGGCAACGGAAGCTCTTGGATCAACCAAGATATCGAGTTGATCAAGGAGGAAGAGGAGCGCAAGTATTACACCGAGATGCGCCCGACGCAGATTTTCGACGCACTTGAGTTCTGGGGCAAGATTTCCGGTGCGATGCTGCGCGAGTGGGGTATGTCTGAAGACGAAGTACCCGATGCGGCGCTTGAATACGATGCAAATGTGTGGGTTTGCGGTAATTTCGTCCTGAAGGCAGTCCTTAACTACGATCCGCTGGGTGAAAAACCCTACGCCAAGACCTCCTTCATCAAGTGTCCGGGCGCATTTTGGGGTAAAGGTATCCCCGAGATCATCGAAGACCTGCAAAACGTGTGTAACGCAGCGGCTCGTGCCCTTGTGAACAACATGGGTATCTCGTCTGGACCGCAGGTTGAGGTAAATCTGGAGCGTATCCCGCCGAATGAGGACATCACGCAAATCTACCCATGGAAGATTTGGCAGGTCACGAACGATCCGACTGGTTCGAGTGCACCAGCGGTGCGTTTTACGCAACCTGAAGCAAATGCTCAGACGCTCATGGGCGTCTACGAAAGATTTTCACGCCTAGCTGACGAACATTCCGGTATTCCGGCGTATCTTTACGGTGATCTTAACGTCCAAGGCGCTGGCCGCACGTCCTCTGGCCTCTCCATGCTCATGGGGAGCGCAGGCAAGGGCATCCGTCAGGTGGTCATGCACATCGATTCCGACGTGATCAAGCCCGTCGTGGAGCGCCAGTACATCTACAACATGCGTTATGACGAGGATGAGAGCATCAAGGGCGATCTGCAAATCCTGCCGCGCGGTGCCATCAACCTCGCCAACCGCGAAACCATGAACGTGCGCCGCATCGAGTTCCTGAATGCCACGGCTAACCCCGCCGACATGGAACTCATGGGTCCGGAAGGGCGTGCGGCGCTTCTCCGTGAGGTTGCAAAAAGCTTGCAAATGCCTACGGATGAGATTATACCCTCACGGGAAACCATGACACTTATGCAGCGCAAGCCTTCGGGCGAGGCGATGCAAGGTGGAGGGATGAAAACGGTCCCGACACAGCCTGACGGGTCACCCAAGGGTGGGCAGCAGGCCAATCTCGTGACCAGCAATGCGTCTGGAGGGGCGGAGTGATCCGTCCGACTGACGAGGTAGTGAAGGCCATGGCCCTCATCGTGAGGCAGTACCCGCAGGTACTGACCTTTCTGACCGAGTGGAAGGCCCACGAACTCGAACAGCTTCCATACGCAGGAAATACCTCGGCAGTGTCACAGGGGCGCTGTCAGGTATTAGCCGAACTCGTGAAGTTGGCTACCAATTCCCCTGATTTGGCGGCAAAGCAGACACGCTCGCCGTCCAACACTACGCATACCGGATAGGAGCGTATGAATGGCACTGCCTGAACAAGTTCGTAAGCAGATTGAAGCTGCGGAAGAGAAGATGAAGGAGATTTCGGGAGAGCAGACCGCTGAGGCGGATGCTACTGAACCCGTGTCTTCGGATACTTCGACTTCTCAGGCTGACGATGCGGAGAAACCCGTTCAATCCTCTGGTGCAGATGAGCAGGGCACCAAGGAAGACCCGAACTCGGAGACGTATGCCCAGCGTTGGCGTACGCTTCAAGGTCAGTATAACGCAGAAGTACCGCGACTGAGGGCTGCTAACAAGGATATGCAGACCCGTGTCGCCCAGTTGGAGCAGCTTTTGGCTTCGCTTCAGAATACTCAGCCCGCTGCTCCCGTAGCAGCCCCGCAGTCCGGGCAGAAGCTCGTGACTGACGATGACGTGGCCGAGTACGGCGAGTCAATTGACATGATGCGCAAGGTTACTCGTGAGGAAGTGGGTTCGCTGCTGGGGAAGATTTCCCAGTTGGAGAGCACCATTCAGCATCTTACGACTAGCGTATCAGGATCAGTAATTCCGCAGGTTCAGCGTGTTGCCCAGCAGCAGGCTGCGTCGGCAGAAGAGCGGTTCTGGTCAAGTCTTGCCCAGCGTGTGCCCAACTGGCAGCAGATCAACAACGATCAGGACTTCCAGTCTTGGTTGCTGGAAATCGATCCGCTGACGAATACTTCGCGTCAGACTCATCTTGAGATTGCCCAGCGCGATCTCGATGTGAACCGTGTTACCGCGTTCTTCAACGCTTTCACGGCGGCGTCTGGCAAGTTTGCGCCACAAGCGAATGCTCAACCTAATCGGTCTGCTTCAGAGTTGGAGCGGCAGATCGCCCCCGGACGTTCTCGTGGAGCTTCCGGTGCGCCTGTTGGTCAGACCTCCAAGTCCTATACACCGGATGACATCAAGAAGTTCTTCAATGATGTCCGCGCCGGTAAGTACAAGGGCCGGGAGACTGAGCGTGACCGTATTGAACGCGATATCTTCGCTGCACAGCGCGAAGGTCGTATCATGCAAGCAAGCTAAATCTAGGAGACTTCCATGTCTTATCCCGTCACCTCCGGTCGTCCGAACTATTCGGGCAACTTCATTCCGGAAATCTGGTCAGGCAAGCTGATCCAGAACTTCTATGACGCAACGGTCCTGTCGGCTATTGCCAACACGGACTACGAGGGTGAAATCCGCCGTATGGGCGATACGGTGAACATCCGTACCACCCCGGAGATCACCATCCGCGACTACATCAAGGGTCAGACCCTGACCGTCGAGAACCCGGACAAGCCGAAAATCCAGTTGACCATCGACAAGGGCGAGTATTTTGCCTGCATCGAAGACGATGTGGATAAGGTGCAGTCCGACATCAACCTGATGGACACTTGGTCTAAGGACGCTTCCGAGCGTATGAAGATCAAGATCGATCAGCGCGTGCTGGCGGCAATTGTCACCGATGTGTCCGCTGCCAACGAGGGTTCTACGGCTGGCCGTATCTCTGCCGACATCAACCTCGGCACGGATGGTTCTCCGGTGGCTGTCGATAAGACCAACGTCCTCGATTACCTTGTGGACCTCGGTACTGTCCTCGATGAAGCCAACTGCCCGGAAGGCAACCGCTGGGTTGTTATTCCCGCCAAGGCGGCTGGTTACATCAAGAAGTCCGACCTTCGCGATGCCTCGCTGACCGGTGACGGCACCTCGATCCTCCGCAACGGGCGTCTGGGTATGATCGACCGCTTCACGGTCTACATGAGCCACAACCTGCCCTACACGGGCACGGGCGGCAGCAAGAAGTTCAGTGTGATCGCTGGTCACAAGATGGGCTTCACCTTCGCCTCTCAGATGACCGAGATGGAGACGATTCGTGCCGAGACGACCTTCGGTAACATCGTGCGCGGCCTTCAGGTCTACGGTTACCAGACCGTCAAGCCCGAAGCTCTGGCTACCGGCGTTATCACGCTCTAATCAGTGGGGGCGCAAGCCCCCATCCACACCACTCTGAGGAGATAACTCCATGGCTACGTACACTGACTCCCTTGGCTTCAACAAGGGTTCCGCTGGCTTCCACAACGCTGGGCTTCACAAAATCCACCGTGTGGAAGTCGTTCTCGACTTCGCCAAGATCACCGCCGCTCGTCTTGCCGCTGGTGCGACGGCGCTTACGTCCAACGACGTTATCGAGGCTATTCCGCTCCCGGCCAAGTCACTGGTCATGCGGGTTGGTCTGGACGTGACGACCGCTGAAGGCGGCACGCTCACCGTTGACGTGGGCGATGGCTCCGACGTTGACGGCTTCCTTGACGGTGTTGATGCCAATGCGGTGGCTTCCTACTGCTCTGCTCTGGCGCTGGCCGAAGCTGCTCCGAACACTGTCGTTGGTTATTCCAATGGCAAGTATTACTCGGCGGCTGACACCATCGACGTGAAAATCCTCAACGCCGCCGACGCGGCGGTCATGCGTCTCTGGGCGCTGGTCGCTGACTGCTCGTAACAAGTGAGGGGGCTTCGGCCCCCTTACCTCCTTGGAGGGTTCGATGGCTGGTCACGTCAAGGCTTGGCAGGGTACGGCTCCTGCGCTCATTATCCCTACGCGGGCCGCGATCCTGAAGGTTGTTGCCTTTCATTCCGCGAATGAAGATAACGTCGCGTACTTTTATGACCTTGACCGCGCCCCCACGAACGGAGAATTCGCCTATGAGTGGCATTTGTACGGCAAGGGTAGCTTCGAGTTGGAGATGCCTCTTGACGGTGTACTCTTTGAAAGCGGCATTTATGTCACTCCGGGTGATCACTCAGTCGTAACTGTTTTCTACAGGGGTGTCTGATGGCAAAAACTCCCGCATGGCAACGCAAGGAAGGCAAGAACCCCAAGGGCGGTCTGAATGCCAAGGGGCGGGCATCTTACAATGCTGCGAACCCCGGCAAACCGGGGCTTAAGGCTCCACAACCCGAAGGTGGTCCACGCCGCGACAGCTTCTGCGCCCGGATGAAGGGTATGAAGAAGAAGCTTACTTCTGCCAAGACGGCCAATGACCCGAACTCCCGCATCAACAAATCCCTGAGAGCATGGAATTGCTGATGAAAACCAAATCCAAGGTCAACGAGGCCGGGAACTACACCAAACCTGCTCTCCGCAAACGCCTGTTTAACGAGATCAAGGGTGCGGCGGTGCAGGGCACCAAGGCAGGCCAGTGGTCAGCCCGCAAGGCCCAGCTTCTGGCGAAGAAGTACAAGGCGGCAGGCGGGGGGTACACATCGTGAAGGCCCCCCAGAAATCCCTCAAGGACTGGACCGCCCAGAAGTGGCGTACCAAGTCTGGTAAACCGTCTTCCAAGACGGGAGAAAGATATTTACCGGAAGCCGCCATTAAGGCATTATCCCCAGCAGAGTATGCGGCTACGACCGCAGCGAAGCGCAAGGGTATGAAGAGCGGCAAGCAGTTTGTGCGTCAGCCAGATAAAATTGCCAAGAAGGCAGCGAAGTTCAGATAGGATAACATGATGGCAAAGAACTGGATCAAGGGGGCGATCAAGAAGCCCGGTGCCCTGCGCGAAGCAATGGGCGTCAAGAAGGGTGAGACGATCCCCAAGGCTGCGCTGGCCGCAGCCGCGAAGAAACCC